GAGCCTAAATTTACAGGGTGACGCTGTTGCACTATGTCACCCTGTGGACTTTATGGAAGGTTCCCTTGTGACCCCATGCTGTGTGAGATTGTCCTTTACTGCCGTAAGTTTGACAATCAGGCGTGACAGCGCTGTTTGCTGGCGCGGCTGTTGAACCGCAATAGCAGTGGGCATTTGTCTAACCCGTTGTGCAACAACGCTTTACCCGTTGCACAACAGGTAACGGACAAATGACCGCGTCGCGGTATTCACAGATCAAGCGCAACAGAGAGAGAGAGAAAACAGAGCCAATGCGCTACACGCAACAAGCGTGACCAAGGCGAGGCTTCGCCTGCTGTTAGGGCGCGCTTGTTGAAAGCAGACAACAGACGGCTCCCCTGCATTTGGCCGGTCGCAGTCCAGACGGACAAATGCCATCATTGTGTGAGCGCGAGAAGTCGCGCCACAATAATTGCAGTTTGGTGATGTTCTGGTTTATGCGAGTATTGCGAGCAGATACACGATGGGAGGCGTCTGAGGTAATGACAACCTTGCAGTTGCAGTTGCTCACGCGGCGGGACGTTCCCGCTTGTTATTGGCTCAGATGGCGACCTGGCTGTTGCAGTAGCAGTGGCAGTAGCAGTAGCTGTTAGGGGTGGGGGTCTACGCTAGAGAAGTTGACGAACTAGAGTGTCTCCTGTATCTCTGGTAGACGAGGAGTAGATGTGGGGTGAGAGTGATGCGCTTTAAGGAACACCGAAGGTATTCCGATTAAGCATCACGAGATGGGGGGATTGAAGGCCCCCCCTAGGGTCGCTTCCCCCTGGAGGGGGTACCAGCCCTAGTATAAAGGCTTCTCATACGTAAAATTACTGAAATATCTCACTGGAGGATGTTATGTCTAAGGGACCATCGAGCAAGTCTGATTTAATAGTGGATCAGCGTCAGTTACTTGCTGGTATTCGTGAGTATTTCCAGACTCCGGCAGAGATGCGCGGTAACGTGCAGAGCATGAAGTCTTTAGCGGAGCATCTAGGCTGCGGGGTTCAGGATTTACATAGGGCAATGAGTCTGAATCCTGAGATGGGCAGCGACATATTACAGGGTGTGGCATTAGCTGGCGCGGTTCAGATACCTCGTGTTCTGTATAAGCTGATGGAGGCGATAGAGGCGGGCAGTATTAAGGCAGCGGAGATCTACCTGGACTTCATTCGTAAGACGATTCAGGATGAGCGTTTGATGCAGATGTCCAGCAAGGCATCTGAGGATCTGACCAAGGTGCTGGGGAATGTAGGTACTCAGGTGGATATGTTATTACAGGCGGCAGAGCAATCGACTCCCGAGGAGGCTCGTTCTCGTCTGAACTCTGTCGTAGCTCATTCGCCAGATGGTTTAAGGGCGCGTACTACTATCGCTTTGGAGGCTGATCGTAATATTCCAAAGGCAGAAGTAATTGAGGATGAGACATGATCTTTCATTCTTAAGCGTAGTTCCTCCGTCGATCACCGACCAGCAAGATAGCTGGCGCTCCCTCTCCCTTCTTGCTTTCCCGCTGCGGGAGCAGACGCGGACTAGGCGACACAGAACTCCCTACGGATGGTGCAAGCAACCTGACTGTATATGATCGGGCTGGCGTTCAAGCAGCCAGTGGGTCTGGCGCTCAAGGACGCTTCCCAGCGATCTATACCTATTCAGCCTTCGGTGGTGGGCCTCCCGGCCTCACGACTGTCTCCAGCTTTCGACCGATCCTCTGGTCGTGGAGTATTCCCCCGTTCACGTAGATACGGGATCTGGGTAAGCTAGTTGAAGTTCAGGATTATGACCATGGCTCCTGCTTTTTCTTTTTCCATCTCTCGGTCGAGTTCTTCCTCGCGTAGTGCTTTCACGAGGGTCATCCCTTCAGCACGAACAGTCTCTTCTAGGACGAACTGTTCGTGTGGGGGCAGGTCGATCTCCATGCATTCAAAGTAGAATAGGGGGAACTCGCTATCCATCTCTGCGCCTCTTTGCTTCAGCGTCGGCCATCTGCTGAGATGTGAGTTGCCGTTTGCGCTTGTGGTATGGCACATCGAGTCCACGCCGCTTGAACTCTGCATAGTCGAGCTTGCTGATGTCGTTGCCCTTCTCGTAGTGCCACATCAGCCAGTTGTAGTATTTCTTATTTCGGCCTTTGAAGCCTTTGTCTTTTGGTTCGGGAGCGTGGGGCGGCATCCCCATAGGTAGGGACATAAAAAATAAGCCTCTCTGGACTCGGACCTACCCAGAGAGGCTACACCACCACGCATCCTACGTGACCGGATTGAGGGCTAATCGCGTAGGTTGGAGGAGTCTCACGAGGGTCCGAATCTCGTCTGCATCACTTGTTCACCCGTTATAAAGATAAGGGGCCAGACCATCCTCTGTCACGCGATTTTTTCTTCCAGCGGGTAAATTTCTTGAACGGGATGCGGTCGTATGTCCGTCTGGCGAGAAACTCCAGGCAGGAGTAGATGCACTCATCGTTGTCCTCGATGACATTTCTGGCGATTCCCCCAGCCGCTGCGTTCAAGCTGATCTGAGAAATGACCGAATTAGATGCGGCCACCCGAGATACCATCGCACGAAGCATGGAGTCGTAATCAGCTAAGGCTGCATCGACGAGTCCCTTAACTTGCTCGATATGCTCGTCTTCATACCCCAGGGTCTGTAGGTTTAGTAGGCCCCGCTGATATTGGCTTTTGCTTCCGATGTTCATAATCAGGGATCTCAGCGTCAGTAAAGGAGTGAGCCAGTAGCCAGTTGAGCTTTATGGACATATTCATAATCATGGCAGAGGTCATTTCAGGGGTGAGTGGCTCCCCTTTGGCTGGCTCATAGCATAGATCTGCCCTGGTCTCTGGGTTTTGCGACTGCGGAAATGCTTCAGCCAGCACGGATTGAGCGATCTTGACTACGATCTTGTACATGACGGACGGATACGCCGCCATTAGAGTCTCAAACTCTACCTTCTCGGAACCTTCCTGCCCTTTATCAGCCATTCCATCACCTCTTCCTCTACCCACCTAAGTCTGCCATGCGGCAGGACGTAGTAGGGCGGCCCTTGGTTTCGCTTCTTCCACTGATAGACGGTCAGATGTTGAACTCCACATATCTCGGCCACTCTCTTTGCCTTGATCCATCTCACCCCACCAGTCTCCTTGTCATAAGAACATGCTTGCAACTATGTAATCATACAGCTACATTCAGATATACGAAAGTCAAAAGGGGCAATTAATGGAATGGCAAGCAGATAAGTGGCCTAATTTTACCGAGCGGGAGCTTCAGTGCAAAGAAACTGGCGAGTGCGAGATGGATGTCAGTTTCATGAACCGCTTGCAGGGGCTTCGGCGAGACTTTAATCAAGCAATGATCGTGACTTCGGGGTATCGCTCTCCAGAGCATTCTGCCGAAAAGAAGAAAGAGACCGGCCCTGGCTCTCATTCGCAGGGTCATGCAGTGGACATCAGGTGCACAGGCGGCACGTATCGGTTTCGACTGATTGAAACAGCGATGAGAATGGGGTTTACAGGGATTGGTATATCCTCTGATTTTATTCACCTGGACGATATGCCGCCTCGCGATAACGCCCCGCGTCCCTCTGCTTGGACCTACTGATGGGCGGGAAAATGTCCCGTGATAAGGGGGCTAGGCGTGAAAGAGAATTTGTACATCGGCTCCATGAAGCGGGAATACCCGCAGAGAGAGTGCCCCTCTCCGGTGCAGTTGGCGGGCAATTCAGTGGAGATATACGATTCGGAGACGGATACCTTGCTGAATGCAAAGCTCGAAAAGACGGAAGTGGATTCAAGACGGTCGAAGGATGGCTTGGTGATAACGACTTCCTGTTTCTACAAAGAGACAGGCAAGAGCCGTTCGTGTGCATGAGTTGGGAGCGGTTTACCCACCTTGTTAAAGAAGCGAAACGTGTTTGGCGGGTCTTGGATGACAGCAGGGGCGATTCAGGATCGCCTGAAGCTAGATAACGAGACTATCTATCGGTGGCTTAATAAATCCTCGGAGGCGCGAAAAAGCCTTCGAGGATGTTTTGTATTTCCCGCAGATCGAATCTGGTACCTATATTTCCGAATGAGGCACCGCAGGGTAGGTGCACGGATCAAATATCCTGACCTGACCAAGCTCATTGAAGACCAAGGCAAGCTCTGTGACTTCGACATCACCCCCAGAATTAAGTGGGACAGGGGAAGAAGACCTGTTTCCCAAGCTCGCCAAACTTGCGACAGTATTGAAGGAGAAGCCTTGGCTTAAGGAGGTATTCCAAGACACTCAGCCAGAAGCATACGAGCAGGTTCTTCAGCTAGCAGCTTGTCCGTTCTTTCAATGGAGTCCATTCGGATACACCATTGACGATAACCCCTGCCAATACGGATGGCTTGAGGAATGGAGCCACCAATCTTGGGCTGTGTGTGGAAATCGGACCGGGAAAACTGAGTCCACTTGGATGAAGTTCTACGCATCCATGATGGGGATTGATGCACTCACCAAGCAGCCGATTCCCAAAGATCGCTTTAAGGAGGATCATGTTAACGGATGGATCATTTCAGATACAGAAGACACATCCATTGACATCATCCAGCGAACACTCGTAAGAGAGGTGCTTGGCAACGATGAAACAGGATTCCTATGGAACTTCGTGGACGATTCCTGCCAGTGGACAGAGTCCGGTGGATGGAAAAATAGCCGCTTTGCCACCACCAACGGAAGTAGAGTTACCTTCAAGTTTTCCACGCAGAAGCGGAAGACTTTTCAAGGGACTTCGCGCAACATTGTCTGGGCTGATGAAGAACAACCCAAAGACATCATGGAGGAATCTCGCACTCGTGTTGCAGATTGCGATGGATACCTTTGGGGCACTCTTACTCCTGTTTATGAGCGGCTCCGAGGAATACCGTGGATCTATCACGATGTCTATTTATCGCGAGAAGAGAAGGGCATCCCATTCCACAACTGGAGCCTCCTACACAACCCGTACATTTCAGATGATGTCAAAGCCCGACTGACGCGGGAGTGGGATGAGGATTCCAGGGAAGTCCGTATTCATGGCATGTTTGTTCCAATGGGCATTCAGCTAGCCTTCCCGATGTCGATGGTTCGCACTATGCGTGATAGTGTTCAGAAGGGTGAGTCTGCTCATTTAAGGTTCAATGAGGAAGGAATCGTAGAACGTGCCGTCATTTAGGCTTACAATCTGGGAAGATCCCATCCCTGGCGATGCGTATGCCATAGGAGGCGACCCCTCAGAAGGGCTAGCTCACGGTGATGACTCATGCGGGCAGGTTATCCACTGCCCTACCGGCAATCAAGTCGCAGAACTACAGGGGAAGATTGAGCCATTTTCCTTCGCAGACCAGTTGTTCACTCTCGGTCACTACTACAACGAGGCGCTGATCGGCGTGGAGAATAACAAGGATGGTGGCGCAAATAAGGTGTTATTTGAGCTAGGCTATAAGAATCTTTACTTCGAGATGAAAGAGACTGGCTTGCCGTATCAGAAGCCAACCGCCAAGCTCGGCTATAATGTGAACTCGCGCACCCGCGCAATGCTTGTGGCCCAGACGCGGAAGTTTCTTTCCGATGGCTCAACTTCTGTTGTGTCTCTGCATCTAATCAGTCAGTTTGAAACCTTCGCCCTAGAGAGCGATAAGTTTCAGGCGATTGAGAATGCACACGACGATTTAGTAATGTCCTATCTCATTGCGTGTGAGATGATGCGCGTTCAGTTGATGCGAACTGAGACTTCGCAAAATCGACTGAATCCGATGTGGAACGGAGATGAAGTTAGCGAACCAGGCGTAGAGGATTTCGAGGTTGTAGAGAACCAAACTCGATCTCAGAAGCTCATCGACAAACATACTAAAGGATCTTACGAGCAAGACATCGTTGATGCGTCAACGGTGGGCAATCTCGCCGGATTCTAGGAGGCTTGTTATGTGGTGGCACAACCTACTCGGCAGCATTCCCTTTCTGCTGATAATCTTTTTTCTCTTGCGTCACATGACGCTTGAGCGAACTGCCTGGGTGAAGGAGCGCGCTCTTTTGCTCAACATCGTCATTCAGAAGCCTACTTCCGGCCCAGTCTCAAACGAGAGCTTTATCCCGTTTGATGATCCTAGAATGAAGAGCATCATAGACCATGCAAACGCACAGCGGTCTACTGTTGGTTCTGTTGAAGGCGAGGATTCTCAGCCATGACAGAGTCAGCGAATCGCGGAGAGTTTGATATGGAGGATATGGACTCCAGTTTCAAGTCAGAACGGGAGTCTTCATCTGGTGCCCTTCCTCCTAAAGGAATGCCGTCACCGCCACTTCGTTCAGTGTCTTCAGAGATAGGCGATCAGATTGCTGACTCCTACTCCACTGGAACCACTGGTCCAAGCAATTCAGAATATGCATACGGCAACCCTGGTGCTGAAATGAAGGCAAGGCGCAAAGCTGAGAAAATGATTGCTCCTGACCTTACTGCGGAAACTCAACCAAAAAAAGAGGAAGTTTCCGCCGTAGAAGTTCCGTCATCGGCACCATACCAGACCAATATGAAACCGGAAGAAATTGCCGATGCAATATATCATTACGGAGCGGATCAGTATAACTTCTTTGTTTCCAGCGCTTTAGCCCCTGACGGGCAGTGGTTTTTCCCTGCGCCCAGGGTTTTAATGATCTCCAAGGCTGATTACTCAAAGGTATTGGACTTCCTGCAAATCCGTTTCAAGCGACTTTATGACCACGAAGGAGACGGGTTTGTTGGCGATAGCTCTCACCTATTGGGAGATCCAACCTTTGGGCCGATGATGGCAATGTCGGGGATGTTTCATGTGGAACAAGAAGATGTTGACGAATCTGCTGAATAGCGGTATTCTACGCTGTATATAGTGTTTAAGGAGGCGTTTTGGAGAAACAATCCGCAAGCGGTAGTCCAGTATCGTCTTTGCAGAAAGCCCCAAAGACTGAGGAGGATCTTAATGCCTTCGCAGAAGATGTCTGGGGGTACGTTTCTGACTCACGATTAAATCTGGAATACCGTATCAAGGAGGCGATACACTTCCTCGCTGGAGATCAGTGGGTGAAGTATCAGCCGCATTCCCAAAACTTCCAGCAACATTCGTTAGATGAGTGGATTCCCACTCCAGTAACGAATTATCTGGTCAAGTACTTCGACCGGATTGTCGATTTGTTTGTCTCTGGCGACATGGCAGAAATCGTTGACTCTGCTACAAAAGATCAATCGGACGTAGAGAGCGCCCAGGCCGCTCTTCGGATGCTTCACGCAGAATTTATCCGACTCAAGACCGAAACCAACCTATATATCCCTGCTGCTGGATGGCTGACGCTCGCCGGTTCGTGTGCTATTAGCGCGACATGGAACGGACGCGCAGGACGAGACATTAAGTCTCCGAAAATGAAGATGGGAGAGCGGAATGTTGAGAAGGACATTCTCTCCTGTGTTGATTGTGGATACAAAGATGAGGTTTACTTATCGCCAACAGAATGCCCTCAATGCGGGGGGGCGATGGTTTCAGATAAGGCATATGCACTGGATATGTCTACTGGAATGCCCCTAAAAGAGAAGTATCAGGAACAGGCAAAAGACAAGAATGGCGACCCTGCCTACAACAAGTTTAGCGTAGGCGAGATAGAGGAACGAGTTTGCAATCTCCTCAACTGGTATCCAATGCCCACAAGAAAGTGGGAAGACTGTCGCTATGTTATGGAAACCGACCCGATGGACCTGGATCAGCTTCGATCCATCTTCGGGAATAAGGCCAAAGAGGTTATTGCAGAGGATCTTGAACTAACGGATTGGCAAGGCGTCCACGGCTCTTCTACTCAGAGCTACTCTGGGACGCAGAGTGAAAAGGACAAAGATCGAGTCAAAGTGAAATGGCTCCGTCATATTCCTGACAAACGCTGGCCGGATGGCTTGTTGCTTATTACCGCTGGTGACAAGGTCATGTATAAGGGCGACCTAGACTCCTGTGACGGCGAGCTACCGTATTCCTTTATAAAATATCGCGAGATTCCAGGCGTATTCTGGGGCGGGTCTATGTTCCAAGACGTGCTTCCCATGATGAAGCGGATCAACGCGATTGATTCACATATCGTTCAAAATCGCAAACAGATGGTGTCCGCTCAGTGGCTCGTGCCCGAAGGTTCGGCTATCAGCCATATCGACGGACGTTCTGGTCTTATCATCCGATGGAGTCCATCGACAACCGCTGGCTTCAAGCCGGAAAAGGTTATGGGCACTCCGGTATCTCAGCAGGTGCTGAATGAACGAGAGCAAACCATCTCAGATATGGAAGAAGTTTCGGGAGCGCGAGAGATCCTACAGGGGGATACGCCTCCAGGGCCAGAAACCGGTGCTGCCATCGAGAGACTTCAGGAGCAAGCGTTCAGGCGATTCAAACCTGCTATTTCTAGATGGCGACAGGGGTTAGCCGATCACGCCAAACGTAAGCTCCAGTTGATCGAGAAGTATTGGGATGAGCCTCGTATGGTTAGGACAACTGGCGAGAATAAGGAAACCCAATCTGAGTATCTGTCCAAAGCGAATTTGAAAAATGCAGAAGACATGGAAATCAGAGTATCCGTTGGGCTGGACTTCTCAGATGCGTCTAAGCGCGAACGGATTACTAATGCTCTCGGTAATGGGCTTCTTGGCGATCCCGCTGATCCTTCTATTCGCGGTAAGGTCCTCGACAAGCTCGGTATCGAAGGCTTTGAAGCTGAATACCTTCTCGATGCGAAAAAGGCACGGAGGACACTTCTGGCCCTCCAAAAAGGGGAAGACCCGCCGCCTATTCTCCCGGTAGATAACCACGGTATTCAGTTCCAGATATTCCGTGACCACATGCTGACATCTGAATATGAAAACGAGACAGAGCCTATCAAGCAGGCAATTCTCGCTCGTGCTATGGAACACCAAGAAGTTCTCAACCAGGAGCAGGAGCAAGTTATGGCTGCTGCCGAAGCAACCAAGGGCGCTGGCGACCAAGCCGCTAATGCAGTAGCTCAGAGCGGTGCAATGGGTGGCGAAATGCCCGTATCAGCTTAACTAAAGGAGACTTACCATGACCGAGCATGTTCAGGAATCGGCGACGCCGGAACCCGAAGCTCAGCCTACGGTCGCACCCGAGGAGGTTTCTCCCGAAGTGTTTCAGGAGATGTATGCTGAAACAGTCGGTGGAGAATTTCCCCTTGAGACACAGGCTAATGAACAAGTTGAAGCGGACTCTTTCGTAGATGAGGGGCCGGAGATCAACCCTGTTCAGGCTGAATTGGACCAGCTAAAGCAGACTATCGCTTATCAGCAAGGTCAGATTCAGAATCTGAGTCAGACTACGGAAGGACAAACTCAACCTCGCACCGTTGGGGATGCCGTTCGCGAACAGAACCCAGAAATGTCCAGCGAACAAGCCGATTGGCTTGTGAATCAAGTTGGCACGATTGCGGGTCCAATGATTGAGGGACTGAAAGGTCAGATCGAGTATCTAACTAATCGTCAAAATCAATCAGACCAGCAAGGCGTAGTAAATGACTTTAATGGACACGTTAACAACCTCATGGATAGTCATGGGATTGAAGACGATTGGACTAGAAAGGTCATGCGTCACGCTATCGTGAATGAAGGGCTAGAGCGCCACGGCAATCAATTCTCAAAGGATCTGGCAACGCATGAGTTCATCGCGCTTAATAATGAGCGTGTTGAAAGGGAGCAGGCCAGTGGCGAATCATACGTTCAAGCGAAACAAGGGGCTGAAAGAGAAACCCCGCCTGTTTCGGGTCCAATCACAAACTCAAGTGCAGTAGAGAGCGTTCGTGGGCAAGTCCGTGATCCAGATAATAAAAAGATGGATTTTCGCGGCGATACCATGACCGAAATGGTTACTAAGTATCTCGATGCAGTTGAGTCTGGAGCCGACAGTGCGCTGGGGGGATCTAGCAGCTAACGGAAATGGCCCAGAATCTAAGTAATTTCGATGCGGCGCTGAAGGAATTTTACCTTCCACGTCTTCAATCGACAATCAATACCAATCGTGTGCTTATGCAGCGGTTGGAGAGGGATGCCAGCAAAACCGACGTTTCAGGTCGGAAAGCTACATTCCCTGTGAATATCCGTCCGACACAGGCTGTCGGCGCGAGGGGTGACGAGGGCGCACTGCCCACGGCACAGAACCAGGTGTATCAGGAAGTCAATGTGACGTATAAGTATAATTACGCCACTATTCGGCTTTCTCACCCGACTATCGCTGCTTCGCGCAACGATAAGGGTGCGTTCATTCGCGTTGTAGGTTCGGAAATGGATGGCGTTCGCCGTGATGCGAAGAATGACATCAATCGCCAGTTGTTCGGTTGGGGCCTCGGCTCTCTCGGAACAGTAAATGGCGAGGTTCCTGCTGATGAAACAACCCTGGTCATGGACCCTGGTCATCAGATCAAGGTGGGTATGGTTCTCGACTCCTATACGGCAGCCGATACTGCTACCCAGGACATCGACTCTAAGACGGTTTCATCTGTCTCGGGGAATACGGTTGTCCTTTCTGCGGTCACTGGCGCGGTGGTTCCTGACGGCTCGTATATCTACCGTGAGGATTCTGGAAATCGAGAGATGATGGGCCTTATGGGCATCGTCGACTCTGCGGCAAAGACTTCCGGTATCGGTGCTTTTGCGACCACACTTCAGAATGTTGCTCGTGGTACGTATCCCGAATGGAATGCTCAGGTACTAGAGCATTCTACTCCTGGCACGTCCCGAGAAATCACGGAAGATTTGCTCGACACCGCACAGCTTCAGGTTATGGAGCTTGCCGAGGGTGATAGTTCTCTTGGCGTCACCTCGACTACCCAATTCCGGAAAATCGCACATTTGATTACACCGGATCGGCGTTATACGCCGACAATGAAGCTCGAAGGCGGTTTTAAGGCCATTGAGTGGGCAGGAATGCCGATTGTTTGGGATCGGGATTGTCCCACTGATGTCAACGGGAACCATATGATGTTCATTCTCGATGAGAGTGAGCTAAAGATCTTCCAGTTGGCCGATTGGGACTTTGACGATACGGATGGCTCGGTGCTCCATCGCCGCGCTGGCTACGCGCAGTATGACGCGCAGTTGTTCTACTACGCGCAGCTTGGGTGCATGGACCCCGCCACCCAGTGCGTCATTCGCGACCTGGCTTCATAGATCAAAGGGACGTAGGGGGAGTGGGCGACAGTAACGGCTCCTCCCCCTACACTCCACTGAGAAAGGGTGGCTGATGGCTTATATCACGACTACACGTCCTCCCGGTGCATTTGAATCGAGAGGAGTCCAGTACACGCAGTCTGCTGGGACAGATTCGGACTGCAATGCAAGCGCAGCCGTTTTGGTTCCTGCGGTTGCTGATCATATCGGAGTGATTGACGAGCTTCTTTTAAGCTCGACAGCTGCTGAGATTTTGAATGTTCGCGCTGGCTCTGATGAATTAAGTGGAGCGATTCACACCGTAGCCTTGGCTTCGCCTGTGGATGCTCTTCCGGGCACAAAGGCTATTCGGAGTGATGTCGCTAATGAGGCTATCACTCTGTATGCGGCATCGGCTGGAGCTGTTTTCTGGACGATTTGGTATCACTACGAGAAGAAAGCACATTAACCAGTATCCTCAGATGAGGGGTAAACTATGATTAGAGATAGAAACATCGCATGGCAACGTAAGTCGCGATTTATTCC